TTATTAAAGATAAAAAATCCATCACGAACCTCCAAAAATTGAATATTGCGAGACAGCCGTTTGCTGAAAAGTCGCCTCATTGTAATTACGATAATTCTTCGCCATTTCCATAAAAGCATCAGCCGCATTAGAACTCCAGTCATGAACAGGAGCAACGCGAAAAGTCTGCAACTTGTCATTAAATTCCTTGTGGTATGCCCTCAAGGCAGAAAGCCCTTGACCACACTTGCGATCATCAAACCAGCACCGGGGCAAGATACGACGGGCCGCATCAATGGATTCTTCTTTAGCGTTAACCCTTTTGCCAACCAGAAAATTAATTCCAAGAGAACGAGCAGCAGCCCGCCGACTTTTCCCTGTAGTAAAATCACGAACTTCAATATCATGCGGAGCTGTATGCTGCCCATAAACATATCCATATTTATGTCTAAGCTCAGAAAGTTTACCCGCATAATACGGAAGCCCCTCACCGCTATCTTCAAAATAATTAATCAAGCGAATCTCATTCCCAACAGATTGAGAAAACCAAATTGCAGTACTATCGTTCATCCCAAGATCCCACCACGTATCAACAGGCACAGCAGACTCAAACGGAACAGACGTCACACGCCCATCCAGATCCGCTCTGCGCATCTCCACAGCAAAATACGCCCCAGGAGTTGCCGCAGTAAATGAACAGAAATACTCTTGTTGTATCATATCCTCATTCATTCCCTCACGACGCTCCGCCTCGATATCTTCAGGAGATACGATATAACTCCCATCCCCACGACGAGTATCATTAACGGTAAGTAAAGAAGTAAACCAAGCGGGATCGTCACGAGTAAGGCGATAAGTTTGATAACCATGATTCTGTCCCCTTGGAGTAAAAATAAACAAAGCCCAACCATCATTCTCTCGAACAATTGGTCGCAACAAATCCCAAACTCTGGGATTCATAATTGCCCACTCAGAAAATATCAGCCCAACCGGATTCGTCCCAACAAGCCAATCAAGCCCCATATCAACACCAACAAGTTGGTAATAGGAGCCATTTACCATTGTAAGCTTCATGTCGGTCTCGTTTTTACCAACACACATACCAGGCGGGAAATGATCCATATAACGAAAGCCATCGCGGTCAATCCCATCCCACATGGCCTTTCTAGCCTGTCTTGCCGTTGGGAACAAATGGTAAATCCCACCCACACGCTCCAACGATTTTTTTGCAGCAAGATTGATAGCGGTTTTGTCCTTCCCGCTTCTCCTGTGCCAGACACACACAGCTCTCTTAATCCCCCGATCGAATGCTTGGAACAGGGGGAGCTGGTACTGCCTCGGCTGGTAATTGAATGGAATTTGCAGGCTCATTATAATTTAACACATTGATGACCACCTTGCCGTCAGACACAGGGGCCGAAGATTCTTTTTGAAGAGCCTTCGCTCTCCATTCATAAAACTTTTGCATATTTTTCGGATTAAACTGCGCCCATTCAAAAAAAGCCTCATGCCCCCCGAGGCGATCATAAACATAATCAAAAGATTCTTGAATGGCGGTTTTATCCTCAGGCATATCAGCAGACTTGGAAGCAAGATCCATCGTGTCATCCCACTGTTTATTTTGCTCAGAAGATTGGAAGTTACGCTCAGCGGTCTTAAGCAGATTTTCCACCATTGCATCATTAAAAAGCTGTTTCATTATTTCTCCACAGGAAGATCACACCCGGCTGCCCCATTCTTGATCGCAACCTGACATTCGTACCGATCAATAACATGATTAAGATAAATAATATGCTGCGTTTCCCTGACGTAATCCGCATCACTCACACACCACACCTTATCTCTCCCGGTATTCTGAGGAAGAAAACTCACTTCAGCAGGAAAATCAGAAGGACGGTCAAACGTCCTAAGAGTCCCCCCGCCCGCGTGAGCGCAAGCGGTCAGCATCATCGCCAGTGCGAATATCAGCCATTTGCTTATGTTCTTGTTCACGAACATCCCGCAAGTACTCCTCCATAGCTACATTCTCTCGCTTCCCCGAATCAAGCAGATCAGCAGCAGCGCTATCCTTCCCGCCCTTACGGACTACGGATATGATCCAGACAATCATACCAAGAGCGAGAACAATAGCAGTAACAGTCATTTATCGTCCGCGTTTTTATTTTTAAACAAATTCATACTTAGGAAATTTAATACTTTTGATACCATATCCATCGCTTTGTTGTTTTTCCAGCGCGTCGGCATAGCCATCGTAACCGCGTTGGCGAACAGAACCACTTCACCAGCCTGAGCCAAAATACTCTGACTCATAAATGCAGACAATAATTCCATCACTTCTCCTTTTCTTTGTACGGGTAAGTCCACAAAACCCCACTGGACTTCTTAAAATCAATATCCACATGAATAAATTTCTCTGCGATACCGATCCTCACAAAACAAACAATGAGAACTCTTAAAAGCATATACCGACTTGTGCTGGAAGGGCAAGCAATATCAACAGCTAAAGAAAAACCTGATGGCCCGACCAGATGCGAACTGGAAGCAGCCCCGCCTACATTACGATTATGTTCAACGCATCTTGTCCCGGAAGTAATGGATATGGGGGAGGGGTAGCTATCGCGGATATGCTGGAGGGTATCCACCAGCTCCATGCTTATATTCTGGAGCCCACAACCGCAACGACAGGCAAATTCACTGGAAGAAAAGTTTTTAGTTAAGTCACCCATAAGATTGACATCTTTGCGAAAAGATAGTAATCTACAAACTGTTTAATGCAAACCATAACACATTCACCCTTCGAGGAGCAAACATATGCCACAACATGGGACAGCTAACAACCCGCACGTAAGCAGCAAACCAAAACCAATCAAACCCCGGAGAGTACGGAGAAAAGCCAGAACAACGAAAAGAGGGGCTAGAAGGTGACAGATTGGAGAATCTGCCATATCTGTAAAAATCGAGTTGATGTATTCATAGAACAAATATTCGACCACAACTTCTACTATTATGTCTGTGACACCTGCGATGCACTATACGCCAAAACCCGATACAACGAATGGGTTGAGTCCGGATCGGTCACATCATGGTACGAAAAAGGGCGACCAAGCCCGAGCATATGGAAAAATTTTGTTTCTTGTATGATATGGCCTTCCGTAACTGGCTCAGAAAGTTGTTTTAATAAATGGAAAAAAAGAAAGACATATTCTATAAAATCCCCGGATACACAGGGAAAATCGTAGTCTCCTGCTCATACTGTTGCGGAACATTCGATATCGTACACACATTCCTAGGAGAGTTCCCATGCGCCTACTGTGGGCGCTACATAACAATCACAGACAACCCACCCCCAAAAAAGTACACCGCAAAAATTAAATTAGACTGAAAGGCAAAAGAGAAAGACTATGAGACACGGAAGGCCAAGATTCTGCTACCACCCAAAAGTAAAAGACAATGGATTTTGCTTTGAGTGCCATGAATATCTTATAGATGGAAACACCGCACTTAACACTGCACACACTAAATACAAAAAAAAGCTCAAAATGAAGGAAGATCTGAAAACTGGCCGCATCAAATCACCAGACCTCATACCACTCGAGTTCCTACCACCCAAACAACCAGCAGACGTAGAGCCACAAATCTACTTCCTCTATAACGGAGATAAGCTACAATACATCGGAGAGACAGTCGCCCTCCACCAAAGAATCAGAACACACTGCCTCGAACACAGGGTAGATTTCGACTCCTTTACCCACATACCAGCACCAAGAGACCCTACCATCAGAAAACACCTCGAAGCTAAATATATCGCAACTCATAAACCACTCATGAATAGAATCACTAAACCGCCAGGAGACCCGGATGACAACACAAGAAGAGACACGAGAAATGAAGAAGTGGACAGCTTGGAGAGTGGCTAACCTATCATCAGCACCAATACTGAAGAAGTCAGAAAGGCGCGAGATGGAGAACTGCTACAAGAAATTACAGAAAGACACCCAGTTCACAGAGGGCGCGGAACCTCAAGATAACTGTTACCCACCACTCTAAAGACAGGTGGTACAGGAGAGAAAAACACAAAACCCCATGGATGCACATATGGGATATGGAGGTAAGATGACCTACCTCCTTTATACGCTATATTAGACTAGCCAGTAAAAAACAGCAGCCGATGCCCAACCGAGCATAAACCAAACTAAATTACTCCAATTCATATCCATAA